TGATAAGTGATTAGCGGGCATTTTTTTTACTAATGATTATGCTAAACAATCCTAAATCTCGTTATCGTTATTTACTTGGTTATATACTTTGCAATCGTTCGTATGTGAAGTATTTTGTTTCTCGTTCTTCTCTTGATAGGTTTATTTCTTCAAAGAAATTAGTTACTTATTATATAAATCGTGTTTAATATGGTTTCTTATCCTTTACCAACTCGCCCAATTATCATAATTAGGCATTAATTTTTTGTTTTATGATTCAAATAAATAATAAATACAATTATGGTGATATATTATGCCGGCATGCATACCCTGATGTTGGTTACATTGTTATTGCTATTCGTATCCTTGTTAAAAATACGTGCATATCTGTTATGTATGATTGTCGCTCTATTGATGGTTGTAGTAACTCTTACAATCATTTCGATTTTTTCTGTTTTACTGAGTCAGATCTGAAACCTTTTAAATCACATAGTATTAATCCTAAAAATTCTTTATTCGATGAGTAAGAAAGAAGTTAAAAAAAATGATGCTGGTTGTGAAATTGTCGATTTCACGCCCTTCAAGCAAGTTTGCGCTCAGATTGCGCTAACTAACATTAACATTGTCCCTGCCTTTCGTAAACTTAATTTATCGGTTAATGATTTGGCGTGTGTGTTTCACTCTAATGACAAATGCGGTGATTATGCCGTGTGCGCCTTTGAGTCTCCTTCCGTTGATGGTCGTAAGTTCGTTTGTCAGATTGAATTGTCTAACAAAGGTATTACTCATTATTTGTGTGCTATTCTTAATGCTTCTGATTCTGTAACTAAAAAGTGATTTCTTTATGGCTAATTTGTTTGATTTATTTGATTCTGTACCAGTTGATGAAAAAACTTCTTCGCAGTTTAGCGGTAACCATGATGTTACTACTACTGCTAAGTTTGGTACTATTGAGCCTTTGGAGTGTTTAAATTATTTCCCTGGTGATAAGTTTAAGTTTAAGTATAACACGGAGGTTAATTTTCCCCCGCTTCTTTCTCCTTCGTATACCAGGTTTAAGATGCACCAGTATACGTTTAAGTGCCGTAAAGGCCTTTTGTTTCAAAATGATGAGTATAGCAAGTTTTTGCTATCTGCCCGTCAGGCTATGAATGATGTTCCTATTCATCCTTCAATTCCTTTCAGTAACCAAAACTTGTATGGTTCTTCAGTTGTTGGCATTCGTTTTCATTCATCTCTTCCCGTTTATGTTACTAATATCAATGGTGTATGTTATCTTCAATTGAATGACTTGCCTGCTGATACTCCATGCTGGAATATCCTCTACAAACGTTTGTATGATATTTACCTTGAGTCTCTTGACTCTGGCGGTGATGAGCCCCAAGAAATTTTTCCTCTTGAGGAACAAATTTTCTATTGGAATGAGTTTTGGAAGTCTTTGCACTTTGAAATTTTGGATGGTAAGGATTTCACTAAAGGCAATACCTCACATATCCAATGTAATTTTCATGTTGGTACTGCTGATTCTCTTGATAATGCCGTTAATTTGGCTGATCCTCAGAATTGGAATGTTGTGTTTGCTGATGATTTGCTTCATAACGGTGATAAGTATACCACCTTTGTACAGGTTTCGGATGTTTCTAATGATCCGCAACGTTTTCCGGCTTACGTTCTCCCTCCTATTCTTCAGCCTAAAGGCTTGATGGAGAAGTTAGGTTATCCGTCTAACATGTTGTATATTGATGATGAGTTTTTGAAAAGGTTGAAAAATAACCTTGTTTATCCTACTGATGATACTACGTATATTAATGAGTTTCCGCCTTATAATTCACTTTTAGATTGGACCTTCCCCGCTCTTGAGGTTTGGAATTATCCAGTTTATCAAGAAGGTGCTTTAGGTGGTTCGTCTCCTCTTACGTATACTCGTATACTTAATGTTAATGATGGTTTGCGTGGTGTTGTTTCGCCTGCTGTATTCCTTCAGAAAGTTTTGATGTCTTACATGTTTAATGGTGGTGCTGCTGGTGATTTGGTTACTTATGAAAATAGCCCAGTTATCACTTCTGTTCCTCTTAAGAATTTATTTCCTGCTGAGTATATTCTTGATAACTATTATACTGATGTTGAAGGTGTTAATCCTTCATCTAAGAATATGGATTTGTGCCGTCTTACTGGTTATCATTTGATTTGGAATGAGTATTTTCGTGATCCTAATTTGACTGATGAGTTACCGCTTTGTAAAGTATACCCTACTACTCATGGTATCACTGCTTTTACAAATGTTGATGCTGGTTCTGAGATGACTTCTTATGAGGCTTACAAGGATTTCCTTGTTACTCATCTTTTGGATTATAATGATGCTATTCCTTCTGATGGTTCGGTTAAGTTCTATGATGGTTCGAAGTTGTTTATTAATGATATTCGTTCCTACATTGAGTGTATATATATGTTGATGTATCGCTTCTTCGAGATTCCTAAAAAGTGCATGGATAAAGATTATTTGACTTCTGCCCTTCCTAATGTTTCTTCTGTTGAAGTGTTCGCTCCCGTTCTTCCGTCTCTCCCTGATGGTGGTGCTTCCGTTGCTAAGAGTTCTATTCCGGATTATACTCCGGCTTTCTCTTCTATGCTTCCGGATAACCTTACATTTATGAGTATTGATGCGTTTCGTACTGCTAATGTGATGCAAAGTTTTTATATCAATGCAAATCTGGCTGGTCCGCGCCCCGTGTCGTTTATCCTTATGATGTTTGGCGTTCATTCGCAAGATTTTCGTATGGAAGTTCCCGTTTTGGTAGATGCTTCTCAAAAGTATGTGCAGATACAAGAATTGACTCAACAAAGTGAGACTGAACAATTACCGCTCGGTTATCAGGCTTCTAAGGCTTCACTTTTTAAAGGTTCTAATGATGGTTTTGTTGATATTGATTCCGAAGGTGATCAAGGATATGTTTACACTCTTTTTTCTATCGTTCCTGAGATGTCGATTTGTGGTGGTTTCGACAAGATGCTTTTGTGTGACAATGTCTTTCAAACGACTTTCTTTCCTCACTTCGCTATCCTCGGTGAAGAGGAAATCAAAAAATTTGAGGTACAAGCCGTTGCTCCTGCTTCCATCTATTTGGATAATGATCCGCTTCCGAATTTTTCACATCTTAATGAGCCTTATGGCTATCAACAAAGGTATGCTAATTACAAGTTTTGGAAGTCTTCCGTTCATGGTCGTTTCTTGACCGATTTGCGTTTTTGGCATGCTAATCGCTTGATGGATTCGCTTAATCGTAATGTCGTTCTCTCTGAGTCTTTCCTTGAGTATGATGAGCCGCTAAGAATGTTTGTTGATTCTGAGGAAGAGAATTGTTTTGTTTTCTCTGTGTGTCAAGGTGAGTTTATACGTGAATTGCCAGTTATTAATCCTACTAAATTACTCTAATGAAACTAAGTTTTATATCGAAGGTAAGTACTTCTCGTCGTACTCCTTCAATTCGTTTATGTCATGATAGAGTAGCCAAAAAAGGTGCTTTCTCTATTGAGTATTTGATGTCTGAGTGTACAAAAGGTCATCCACTCCCAATGTTGAAGAACTATTCCTATACTCCTGATGGTGCAAAGGATTTACGCTTTTCTTCGATTGACCCTAAAAATCTTACGGAGTTGTTTCTTCTCGGTCAGAAAAAAATGGCTAATGATGCTATGCTTGCTGACTATAATGCTAAGGTTGCTAAAGAGACTGCTGATGCTGAGTTTCAGCGAAAAGTTGATGAAGGTGTTAACGCTAAGTTGAATGACATGCAAAAATCCTCGTCCGATTCGCAATAATAAGTATGGTCTTGACCCTTGGGTATCTTTGCCCAAGGGTTTTTACCGTATTCCTCGTAATGCTTGGTTTGAGGTTCCTTGTGGTAAATGTGTGTTTTGTCGTGAGCGTAATGTTAGTGCTCAGTTAGGTAGATTGATAGTTGCTTCTTATCCTTCTTGGCATTGCTATTTTGTCAGTTTTACGATAGATGACCCTCATTTCTTCGCTGAGAATAATAAAGGTGTTGAGCGTTCAGATTTGGATAAGTTAGTTAACTTCATTAATCATTCTAACATACGTAAACATACACACTACAAGTACTTTCTTACCTCTGAGTATGGTGAAACTACTGATAGACCGCATTATCATGGACTATTTTATAATTTTGGCACTCGCCATGAGTTGGATGATGTTCTTTATTCTTGTTATCAGAAAGGAAATATTGAGGTTTCAGATGTTAATTTAGCTCGATTTAGATATGTCGCTAATAGTCATGTCACAAAGTGTACACATATTCCGTATTATGTTGATGAGGTTGATTTTGGTACTGGTGAGATTATACAACTGAAGGCTAATAAGCCTTTTGTTCGTTGCTCCCGTGGTCTTGGTGCTGAATACGTGGATAGGTTTTATCGTGATATATATAGAGATGGTTGTATTAATTATGATGGTATCGCCTTTCCTATTCATGATACTCTTTATAATCGTCTTGCTAAGAATTTGCATCTTTCGCCGCAACAATTGAAATATAGGTTTTATTGCATGAATAAGCCGTTGAATACGGCTTCTAATGAATTTAAATCTATTGCTAAAAAAGTTGGTGTCGATTTTGACCTTTATATAACTGACCCTCCTCGCTTCTTTCAGATGATACAATTAAAAACACAAATTGCTGAAAAGGAGTTTTTGCGTAAATACATAGATAAAAATCGTTCTTATAATATATAAGTTATGTTAGGTGTTTT